GATGCTGAGAACATAAAGCTTGACCCGGATGTCTACTCTCGGTGCGTCGCCACGGCAAAGGGATATTACCGGATGTTGCAACGCCAGAAAGAGATCGAAGAGGAGATCATCCATGAGACGTATGCGCCGGATGGGCAGCCGAGGGGCAGCGGTACGGGGGACCCTACTGCCCGAAAGGTCGAGAAGATCCTCCAGAGGCAGCGGGAGAACGACCGGAAAATTCGGGCGGTGGAACAGGCGTGGATATCGTTTCAAGATAAGCGCGTAAGGATGTTCATCAAAAAGAATTTTTTCGAAGGGCTGCTTATGCGGGAAATCTGCATCATAATGCCCGAAGGCACACCTATGGCAGAAATCACAATGAAACGGTATCGTAAGAAGTTTTTGATACGTCTGGCTGAAAATCTTTTTGAAATTTAATTGCGCATGATACCTATTTCCCGAAAAAGGGTCTATAATTGGTATTGTGGAATGATTGCAAGAACCTTTTCACTTTCAGTTTTCTCCTTTCTTCCCGCCTCCCCGGGGCGGTAATACCGGGGAACTATCGTGGGGCAACAGGTCGAGACCGGGTTCGAATCCCGGAGGCCCCACCAAAAACCTTGATGCCGAAAGGCTGACTTGCGCGGGGAAGAGAAACGCGAGGCTCCGCCGGAGGCCAGCATCCGGCAATTTAAACCGATACCAGCGGACTGCCTTCCCCCAGGCGGTTCGCTATTTTTATGATTTTTAAATGAGGTGGTGAGGTGGCGAATGGTAAATATCAATACTGGCTGACAAAAGACGGTTTGACGCTGCTCACTGCATGGGCGCGGGATGGCCTCACGGATGAACAGATTGCAAATAACATCGGGATTACTCCTTCCACGCTCTACGCTTGGAAGGGTAAATTTTCGGAGATTTCGGAGGCCTTAAAAAAAGGCAAGGAAATTGTGGACATTGAGGTTGAAAACGCGCTGCTTAAACGGGCTAAGGGATATAGCTATGTCGAAAAACGTGCCGAAATGAAAAACGGCCGGATTACTAAAATCGTAACTGTGACAAAAGAAGTCCCTCCGGATGTAGGCGCGGCGGCGATGTGGCTAAAAAACCGGAAGCCGAAGGTATGGAGGGACCGCCCCGAAATCCCAGCTGGAGAAACGCCAGAAAACAACCTTCTACAAGCTATCCAGGAAAGCACGAAAGATGGTGAATAAATGCATTACGAACCATTCAGTAAAAAGCAGTTGATAACGCTTTGCTGGTGGAATTCCGATAAATACAAGCGCCATGACGCGTTGATCTGCGACGGTTCCATTCGCTCAGGAAAAACGCTCTCCATGTCCGTTGGATTTGTTCTGTGGAGTATGAGCCAGTTTAGCGATCAAAACTTTGCTATCTGTGGGAAAACGATCGAATCTTTGCGGCGCAATGTGATTTTGCAGCTCCCTCATTGGTTGGAGGGGCTGTTTTCGTTGTCGGAGCGGCGCAGTGAGAACCTCCTAACAATCACGGCTGCTGGCCGGACGAACCGGTATTTTCTCTTTGGCGGTCGGGATGAAAGCAGTTACGCGTTGATCCAAGGCATGACGCTTGCCGGCGTGCTTTTTGATGAGGTAGCCCTTATGCCGCGCTCCTTTGTAGAGCAGGCGTTAGCTCGTTGTAGTGTTGCGGGGAGCCGATTCTGGTTTAACTGTAACCCGGAATCACCCTCGCACTGGTTCCATGAAAATTGGGTGTTGAAGGCGGCAGAGAAGAATGCGCTGCATCTGCATTTCACGATGGATGACAATCCGTACCTGCCGGACGATATCAAACGCCGATATGAATCCATGTATTCCGGTGTTTTTTATGACCGGTATATCCGCGGGGAATGGGTTGTCGCCGAGGGGCGGATCTATCGGCAATTTGCGGACCATCCGGACGCTTTCATCCTGCGCGGGCCAACCGCTGGTATGGACGGCCAATTTTACATCAGCATCGACTATGGCACAATCAATCCGTTTTCGATGGGCCTCTGGTGCGTGCAAAATAAGCGCGCTACCCGCATCAAAGAGTGGTACTACGATTCGCGCAAAAAAAGCCGGCAGAAAACGGACGAGGAATATTATGCGGCGCTCGAAACGTTCGCCCAAGGCTACTATATCCGCAAGGTAATCGTTGACCCATCCGCGGCAAGCTTTTTGGAGACGATACGCCGCCACGGGAAGTTCTCCGCCTGGGACGCGGACAACAACGTGCTCGACGGGATCCGGGTCACATCATCCTTACTTAGCGCGGGGATGATCCAAATCCACGAATCCTGTAAAGATTCCATCCGGGAATTCGGCCTGTACCGCTGGGACGAAAAAAAGAATTCTGACACAGTGCTCAAGGAAAACGACCATGCAATGGACGATATCCGATACTTCTGTTATACGATATTGGCCCGTGAATTCCGCTGGGTCGAATGGAAAAGAGGTGCTTGACCCCCATGTTTGAACGAATGTTGAAATGGCTGCGCCGGATGCTTGCATCCCTCTTTGGGGAGGATCGTGGCAGTGATAGCGTGGACGTTATCATTTCCGGCAAGATGGAGAGCGCGATTGCGCGCTGGGCCGCCGAATATGAGGGCAAGCCGCCTTGGGCGGGGAAACGGGTAAAATGCATTGGGCTCCCGGCCGGAATCGCCGCCGAAGTTGCCCGGATGGTAACGATGGAGGCTAAGCTGTCCGTTGCCGGGAGTGCGCGGGCGGAATACCTGAATATGCAGTTAAGCCCGTTCCGGGACGCGCTGAGAAATAACGTGGAGCTTGCTGCTGCCCTGGGCGGGATAGTCTTTAAGCCCTATGTATGCGACAACAAGCTTGTGATTGATGCAGTGCAAGGGGATTGTTTTTACCCCACTTCCTTTGATACGTCTAACCGGATGACCGGAGCAATTTTTGTCGATCAAATTGTTAGGCGCGATATCGTTTACACCCGATTGGAGCGGCACGAATACACCGCCGGTACGCACATTGTTCAAAACAAGGCGTTTTCCAGTGGGAACACGATGAACCTTGGAAAAGAAATATCGCTGCAATCCGTACCGGAATGGGCGCAGATCGCGCCGGAAGTCTCCTTCTCCGGCACAGACCGCCCTCTCTTTGGATACCTCAAAATGCCATTCGCAAACCGGATCGACAGGCATTCTCCTCTTGGAGTTTCTGTTTTTTCTGGGGCGGAAGAACTAATACGGGATGCAGACGAGCAGTATGGGCGCTATCTGTGGGAGTTTGAGGGCGGAGAACTCGCCATCGACGCAGCGGCAGATTATTTAATGACCGCGCAGGACGGTAAACAGGTTTTGCCGAAAGGGAAGCAGCGCTTGTTTCGCGCCCACAATTCAAAAGATGCAAATTTTTACGAGGTCTTTTCTCCTGCGCTGCGCGATGAATCCATCAAACGCGGATTCAATGCCATTCTACAACGCATTGAATTTGCTTGCGGCCTAGCCTACGGAACACTTTCTGACCCTCAGACGGTCGATAAAACGGCGGAAGAAATACGAGCCAGCAAGCAGCGCTCTTACTGCACGATTAAGAGCGTACAGCGTGCCGTTGAGGCTGCGATTGACGATCTGGTGTATGCGATGGATCAGTTAGCCAGCGCCTATCATTTGGCGCCTTCCGGTCCCTACGAGGCAACATATGACTGGGATGATAGTATTATCAACGATCCTGCCGCGCATAAACAACTGTTCTGGCAATACGTACAATCCGGGAAATTTCCTATGTGGCGATACCTGGTCAAGTTTGAAGGATACAGCGAGAAGGAGGCGAAGGAGATCGCGGGTGAAGGCAGTGGTAGCCTCTCGAACCCGTTTGGTTTTGAGGCGGGTGAAACCTAATGCTGGATCCCGTTTATCTTGATCACGTCTCGGATGATATGATTGAACTGTACACCGAGCTGGATCAAGCCATTGTCCGCGATATCGTCCGGCGGCTCGTCAAGACGGGGGTCATTACGGATACCGCCCGATGGCAGATCCTCCGGGCGCAGGACAGCGGCTTGTTGTATGATGAGATCATTGCGGAGGTTGCAAAAATCTCCGACACATCCGCAGCTCACGTCCAGGCGATGTTTGAGGATGCCGGCATCAAGGCGGTACAAAACGACGCAGCAATATATGAGGCCGCGGGCAAGTCCCCATTGCCGCTGAAAATGTCCCCCGCGGCTATGGGTGTGCTGAACGCAGGGCTGAGTAAAACAAACGGCCATCTGCGCAATCTCACAATGACAACCGCAAGCCAGGCACAGCAGGCATATATCCGCGCTGCGACGCTTGCGGAGATGCAGATCGAAAGCGGCGCGTTTGACTATGCAACGGCAATCCGTAACGCGGTACAAAGCGCCGCGCAGGAGGGCGCATGGG